CGCTCATGTCAGACTCTATTCCAATAGAACTTACTGTAAAAGAAGCCCTCTCGATATCAATATATAGCAAACAGCAATCAGAAGAACTAGAAACCTTCTTTTCTGACTCATATGAAAATTATAATCTCAGTGTCAATATTGAGGCCAAGCCAAAAATTCCGGATATTGAATTGACCGTTTTTCCAAAATACACAGATACTTATACAATAAAAAGAAAAAATATCAATAAATACTTAATCCTCCCACAAAAATTGGATCAACCCATATACAGATTCCCAGATGAAATACTAAGCAATATTGAAACAGGTAAGAGAATCTATTTTGAAGAATTACCCGACATTGATAATCTTCAGCTGGATGCACTCTATAACTTCTGCTCTGGTACTAAAGTCATTAGTGGTGTTGGTCCTCTAATCAGATTCTATAACATATTGGTCGATCAGAAAGTCATATTGGAATCAAATCAAGAAATAGCCTTATTTGCAAAGCACCTCACTGAAGATGAACTGGAGATGGCTATGTCTATGGATACTCAATATAAAGGTGATAAACTGTTCCCTGACTTAGTATTGAGTGATGACTTCAACATAAAATCGTCTATTATGACATTTTTACATGTATTACGAATCAAATATATATTGGAGTACGGTAGAAAGAAAGATATTGTTCACAAATCTGCTCCTTTCACAACCAAATATGAATCACATATAGAATATGACGGTGTTAGTTATATAACGACTGCTAGATATGGTGAGTTCGAGTTTAAAATGATGGTTAACCAGAAATACTTTGTCATCTCCTTTGAGGATATATCAATAATCAACTACCAAAGTCATCTAAACTACTTTGTTACTATTTCAGACACAAAATTGGTTTCATCTCTATTACTATGTTCTAGTGAATATGAAAACACTCATAATCTAATAAGGTTCCTCGAAAGCACATCACTCAAATTGCTGAATGATCAATCTAAATTAGTACAGCTTATGTCAAACATAGAAAGTTTGTCACTCTATATCATAGATTTATGTGATACTAAATATTGTTCACACATATCCCTTATTGATACCTTAACGAATATTATGAACTCTTTATCGATTGAAGTCACAGAAAATAGGGTATATCATGTCTGGCGGTACCTAATCACTGGTGTTGGAAAATTACCTGTGGTTCTTTCAGAGTTGATAGATAGCATGAAGTTGATAAAACTAAAACAATTGGGTACTGTTTCTTCCATACATAAATACTTAGGTATTAGTGAGATAGTATACACAAAGGGTTGGACAAAATACCACAATAGGACAGGAGACCGATATGATACAAATCCTGAATATATGAATCGCTTGAAACTGCTATTCAAATATGAATTTGTTAGGGGGTATTACGATGCCACAGGTGAATTACCAAAGTTTAAATATGAGAATGATGAGGTAATCAGACTACGTCAATTAGTGAGAGATCAAGGCATTAATGCATTTACATTACTAAGATCACTTAATGAGTGGGCCAATATAGAAATATATTCAACCTTAGTACCTTGTCAATTCGATGATGTTACACCACATCTTAAAGATAAAGCATGCACAGTTGATTATTATGATCCTTATAGTGGTTCAGCAGTTAAAGAGTTGATTGCATATTTGGATCAAGAGGATAACAAACCTGATGATATATTGGAGATAATGAGTACATTAGCAGTTAATCAAACACAACGGTCGGGCAGGGACTTTATTGTTACTAATGATAGAGCAGAATTAGATACTTTCATATGCAATAATACAATAGATCGTTATTTAATGACTACTAGACTTGTTGCTAAGGAGAAAGAACAAAAAGAGGAAGGGAGATATTTTGGCATAGCGCCTTATCGTTTGAAAATTGCATTAAGTAGAATGATGGAATTAGTTAAACGAGCAATAAAGTACTTTAGGGACCAGATAATGACACTCACTGATACTGGTAGAAAAAATAAAATCTTTGAAGCTGGTCAAACCTTGATGGAAAAGGATGCCTACTCACTAATGATTGACATATCAGGACACAATCAATCCATGACTAAATATAATTGTGCACCACTTTTAGAGATGATCATGGAATTGTATGGCTACACAGGCTATGGTAAGGTCTGTGAAATATTCGAACAAATTCTAATAGTTCAGGAGAATAAAGACCTTGGGACATTTTATGCAACAATAGGCCAAAGTGGTGGGATAGAAGGTTGGATGAATCAGTTGTGGGGCCTACAGAGTGCATTAATCATGAGGTTGTTCACATATGATTATAATTTGAGTGTTGACCACATCTTAACATATTCCGATGATATAAATGCAATAGTAAGGCTGAAGAATGCGAATCCTAATAATCTAATTACATTATTTAAGAATTGCTCTGACTTTTACAAGAAGTTCGGACAACTTATAAAGATTAGACAAACACAGGTTACAGGGTCACGAGTCACTATGTTGAAAAATCATTTTATACATGGGTATCAGTCTGAAACAACAATCAAGAGGATATTATCCTTTACAATTATGTCGAGTAAATATTATTACTCAGAACAGGTAGAGTCGGAGTCTATAAATGCAACTACTGCCTCATGTTTGGAAAATACAACAATGATATATACAACAATATTCCTGAGGAATTTACTATTAGGATTGATAGGTGTGGCAACATTTAATCGATTCTTACAAACAACAAATGATCAACATTTTAAGGAATTATTGGATAAACGCATATTAGTTCTTCTGAATCAACCTATTGAACTTAAGTCAGTTGTTGACAATTTTTACGAGTACAATAATGGTCAAT